ATGCTGGAACAAATGGGCATTGCCGCGAAGCAAGCCTCGTATAAATTAGCGCAACTCTCCAGCCGCGAAAAAAATCGCGTGCTGGAAAAAATCGCCGATGAACTGGAAGCACAAAGCGAAATCATCCTCAACGCTAACGCCCAGGATGTTGCTGACGCGCGAGCCAATGGCCTTAGCGAAGCGATGCTTGACCGTCTGGCACTGACGCCCGCACGGCTGAAAGGCATTGCCGACGATGTACGTCAGGTGTGCAACCTCGCCGATCCGGTGGGGCAGGTAATCGATGGCGGCGTACTGGACAGCGGCCTGCGTCTTGAGCGTCGTCGCGTACCGCTGGGGGTTATTGGCGTGATTTATGAAGCGCGCCCGAACGTGACGGTTGATGTCGCTTCGCTGTGCCTGAAAACCGGTAATGCGGTGATCCTGCGTGGTGGCAAAGAAACCTGTCGCACTAACGCGGCAACGGTGGCGGTGATTCAGGACGCCCTGAAATCCTGTGGCTTACCGGCGGGTGCCGTGCAGGCGATTGATAATCCTGACCGTGCGCTGGTCAGTGAAATGCTGCGTATGGATAAATACATCGACATGCTGATCCCGCGTGGTGGAGCTGGTTTGCATAAACTGTGCCGCGAGCAGTCGACAATCCCGGTGATCACTGGTGGTATAGGCGTATGCCATATTTATGTTGATGAAAGTGCAGAGATCGCTGAAGCCCTGAAAGTAATCGTCAACGCGAAAACTCAGCGTCCGAGCACGTGTAATACGGTAGAAACGTTGCTGGTGAATAAAAATATCGCCGATAGCTTCCTGCCCGCATTAAGCAAACAAATGGCGGAAAGTGGCGTGACGTTACACGCTGATGCAGCTGCACTGGCGCAGTTGCAGGCAGGCCCTGCGAAGGTGGTTGCTGTTAAAGCCGAAGAGTATGACGATGAGTTTCTGTCATTAGATTTGAACGTCAAAATCGTCAGCGATCTTGACGATGCCATCGCCCATATTCGTGAACACGGCACACAACACTCCGATGCGATCCTGACCCGCGATATGCGCAACGCCCAGCGTTTTGTTAACGAAGTGGATTCGTCCGCTGTTTATGTTAACGCCTCTACGCGTTTTACCGACGGCGGCCAGTTTGGACTGGGTGCGGAAGTGGCGGTAAGCACACAAAAACTCCACGCGCGTGGCCCAATGGGGCTGGAAGCACTGACCACTTACAAGTGGATCGGCATTGGTGATTACACCATTCGTGCGTAAATAAAACCGGGTGATGCAAAAGTAGCCATTTGATTCACAAGGCCATTGACGCATCGCCCGGTTAGTTTTAACCTTGTCCACCGTGATTCACGTTCGTGAACATGTCCTTTCAGGGCCGATATAGCTCAGTTGGTAGAGCAGCGCATTCGTAATGCGAAGGTCGTAGGTTCGACTCCTATTATCGGCACCATTTAAATCAATAAGTTACACATCATTAGTACCTTCCTTATTTTTTGACTGGGACAAATTTGGGACCGATGGGTTCAGGATCGAGTCTATTTGCCGTGCGTGTTCGGTAAGGTGATTAGGTGCAAGGTGAGCATATCGACGAACCATTTCGATAGACTCCCAGCCTCCCATTTCCTGTAACACTGACAACGGGACTCCGGCTTGAACCAGCCAACTTGCCCAGGTGTGTCTCAAGTCGTGAAATCTGAAATCATCAATACCAGCCCGTCTCAGAGCCGCTTTCCAGGCTGTGTTTGCGTCATACCGCATCTTCCTTACTGTTGGCGCTTTCGTTCCGTCTGGTTTGGTACAGCTTTCCTTGTACACAAATACCCAACAGTGATGATTACCGATTTGTTTTTTCAATACGCGACATGCAGTATCATTCAGCGCAACGCCAATTGCGCGGTTTGATTTACTCTCTTCCGGGTTTATCCATGCCACCCGGCGCTGCATATCTATTTGTTGCCATTCAAGGTTGATGATGTTCGAGCGTCTTAAGCCTGTTGCCAGTGCAAATTCAACAACAGACTTTAATGGCTCCGGACATTCATCAATCAGCCTTTGTGCTTCATGGGGCTCCAGCCAGCGGATCCGTTTATTCTTTGGTTGAGGCACTTTAATAATTGGTGCCTTATCGAGCATTTTCCATTCACGCTCTGCGGCTCTTAGCAGGGCCTTTATAAATGAAAGATGCGTAGCCTTCGTTGCAACGGACGCTGGTTTTGGCGTGTATTCTGGAACAGGTTTCCCTTTTTTTCTGCATGCTTCTGCCCTGAGTTTCCAGTTTTCCTCATGACGCCGGTTCGTCATTTTCTGCATTGCTGAATAAATTTTTGATTCAGTAATGTCTCTTAGTTGCATTCCTGCGAAATGTTGAAGCCAGAATCCGATCCGGCTTTTGTCATCGTCCAGTGATTTCTTATGTGCTTTCTCTTCGAGCCACCTGACACACGCTTCCTCAAACGTCATATCAGGTATTTCACCAAGTTTGCTGACCCGCCATGCTTCAGCCTTTAGCTTGTCATGGAGCTCTGTCGCCTGCCTTTTGTCCTTTGTTCCAAGAGACTGTTTAAATCTTTTACCGTTCGGCAATGTGAAACTGGCGTACCATATTTCACTTCTGCGGAAGAGTGACATTTTCTTTCCTCTGTTATGCCATCACCCGCGCTCACCTTGATAGTATGCAGCGGAGACTGAAGCGCCGCAATGCAGGCTTGTCGCGTTGTGAGGTAAGGAGATTTTGGTTTAGTGGGGTCTTTGCGTGTTGCCTGTAGGCGGCCTGTTCGTATCCAGTTGGTGGCGGTTGGTCTGGATATCTTAAGAAACTGACAGGCCTCATCGAGTGTGAGGCTGTATGATTCCATGGTTACCTCTGCTTTTTGAACGCATGTCACGTAACTTCTTAATGTGTTCTGCCGTTTCGATCTCTTCTGCTATCCGATCTGCATCAGCTTTATTCACAGGTTCAAAGTCATGATTAAAGCGGAACATGCTGGCGATACATGTTCTGCCTTTTCGGATGTAGTGAACTTTGTTGTGGGTAGAACGCAGGATTTTGCAGGGAGTGCCGTGGTGGTCGACGTACCAGGTGTTAGGAAAAATGATTCTGAACATTTTTACACCTCAGTTGGACGATGTTGAAATTTGCTGCTTTGAGGCCATCACAGTCCCCATTGTTTGTTCTTAAGTTCGATCTCCTCCTGGCAACTTGCACAAGTCCGACAACCCTGAACAGCCAGGCGTCTTCGCTCATCTATCGGATCGCCACACTCACAACAATGAGTTGCGGATACAGTCTGGTAGTTCAGACGACGCATTTTTATTGCTGTATTGCGCTGTAATTCTTCGATTTCTGATGCTGAATCAATGATGTCTGCCATCTTCCATTAATCCCTGAATTGTTGGTTAATACGCTTGAGGATGAATGCGAACAATAAAAAAGGAGCCTGTAGCTCCCTGATGATTTTGCTTTTCATGTTCACCGTTCCTTAAAGACGCCGTTTAACATGCCGATCGCCAGGCTTAAATGAGTCGGTGTGAATCCCATCAGCGTTACCGTTTCGCGGTGCTTCTTTAGTACGCTACGGCAAATGTCATCGACGTTTTTATCCGGAAACTGCTGTCTGGCTTTTTTGATTTCAGAATTAGCCTGACGGGCAATGCTGCGAAGGGCGTTTTCCTGCTGAGGTGTCATTGAACAAGTCCCATGTCGGCAAGCATAAGCACACAGAATATGAAGCCCGCTGCCAGAAAAATGCATTCCGTGGTTGTCATGCAGCCTCCCGACGGGCAAGAATCCTTGAGCCGAACGCCATCAACTCTCCACGATCAACGGTCGTAAAGTGGCAGTGTGTACGGGGGTATGGGTGCCAGATAATGAGCATCGAGCCTTTATTATTTCCACTGACGGGTTTCTCAGTGAGTGGGTTAATAAATGCCAGTCGTCCTGCCGTGATGAATCTGACCTCACTGGCGGTTTGTATCGCTTCATGAAACCATCCGACAGATGTGTCAGCAGGCAATAACATTACACATCCCACACTACTGAATTTGTTTTCAGTGGCTGCCTTTTTCACAAAAGGGGAAATATTGCTGTATGGTGGATTCAACCAGACATAACCAGAGGCATATCCCATTGCTTCAGGCCATGAAGTGGTTAATGTGTTCTGCTCCTGTGAGATAAAAAGCCGACATAGTCGGTTTTTTTCGCTGGCGGCAGCATCAAGTTGAAAAACGAACTCTGCATTAAGCGCAGCAAAAATCTCTGGTGGTGTGCGCCAGCTGTCGCGATGTTCGGCAGGAGTATTGCTTCCGGTGAAATCAGTCATACAGCCCCCGTTTATTATTTATCTCCTCAGCCAGCCGCTGTGCTTTCAGGGGATTTCGGATAACAGAAAGGCCGGGAAATACCCAGCCTCGCTTTGTAACGGAGTAGACGAAAGTGATCGTGCCTACCCGGATATTATCGTGAGGATGCTTCATCGCCATTGCTCCCCAAATGCAAAACCAATTTCAGCCAGTGCCTCGTCCATTTTTTCGATGAACTCCGGCACCATCTCGTCAAAACTCGCCATGTACTTTTCATCCCGCTCAACCACGACATAATGCAGGCCTTCACGCTTCATACGCGGGTCATAGTTGGCAAAGTACCAGGCATCTTTTCGCGTCACCCACATGCTGTACTGCACCTGGGCCATGTAAGCCGACTTTATGGCCTCGAAACCACCGAGCCGGAACTTCATGAAATCCCGGGAGGTAAACGGGCATTTCAGCTCAAGGCCATTGCCGTCACTGCATAAACCATCGGGAGAGCAGGCGGTGCGCATACTTTCGTCGCGATAGATGATCGGGGATTCAATAACATTTACGCCGGAAGTGAACTCAAACAGGGTTCTGGCGTCGTTCTCGTACTGTTTTCCCCAGGCCAGCGCTTTAGCATTAACTTCCGGAGCCACACCGGTGCAAACCTCAGCCAGCAGGGTGTGGAAGTAGGACATTTTCATGTCAGACCACTTCTTTCCTGAGCGGGGCTTTGCTATCACGTTGTGAACTTCTGAAGCGGTGATGACGCCGAGCCGTAATTTGTGCCACGCATCATCCCCCTGTTCGACAGCTCTCACGTCGATCCCGGTACGCTGCAGGATAATGTCCGGTGTCATGCAGCCACCTTCTGTTCAGAGGCTTTCTGTTTCAGGAATCCAAGAGCTTTCACTGCTTCGGCCTGTGTCAGTTCTGACGATGCGCGAATGTCGCGGCGAAATATCTGGGAACAGAGCGGCAATAAGTCGTCATCCCATGTTTTGTCCAGGGCAATCAGCAGAGTGTTAATCTCCTGCATGGTTTCATCGTTAACCGGAGTGATGTCGCGTTCCGGCTGACGTTCTGCAGTGTATGCGGTATTTTCGACAATGCGCTCGGCTTCATCCTTGTCATAGATACCCGCAAATCCGAAGGCCAGACGGGCACACTGAATCATGGCTTTATGCCGTAACATCCGTTTGGGATGCGACTGCCACGGCCCCGTAATTTCTCTGCCTTCGCGGGTTTTGAATGGTTCGCGGCGGCATTCATCCATCCACTCGGTAACGCAGATCGGATGATTGCGGTCCTTGCGGTAAATCCGGCATGTACAGGATTCATTGTCCTGCTCAAAGTCCATGCCATCAAACTGCTGGTTTTCATTGATGATGCGGGACCAGCCATCAACGCCCACCACCGGAACGATGCCATTCTGCTTATCAGGAAAGGCGTAAATTTCTTTCGTCCATGGATTAAGGCCGTACTGGTTGGCAACGATCAGTAATGCGATGAACTGCGCATCGCTGGCATCACCTTTAAATGCCGTCTGGCGAAGAGTGGTGATCAGTTCCTGTGGGTCGACAGAATCCATGCCGACACGTTCAGCCAGCTTCCCAGCCAGCGTTGCGAGTGCTGTACTCATCCGTTTTATACCTCTGAATCAATATCAACCTGATGGTGAGCAATGGTTTCAACCATGTACCGGATGTGTTCTGCCATGCGCTCCTGAAACTCAACATCGTCATCAAACGCACGGGTAATGGCTTTTTTGCTGGCCCCGTGGCGTTGCAAATGATCGATGCATAGCGATTCAAACAGGTGCTGGGGCAGGCCTTTTTCCATGTCGTCTGCCAGTTCTGCCTCTTTCTCTTCACGGGCGATCTGCTGGTAGTGACGCGCCCAGCTCTGAGCCTCAAGACGATCCTGAATGTAATAAGCGTTCATGGCTGACCTCCTGAAAATGGCTGTGAAAATATCGCCCGCGAAATGCCAGGCTGATTAGGAAAACAGGAAAGGGGATTAGTGATTCAGGCCGTTGCCGCGTCCGTCGAGAAAAACTTCCACGAGCAAATCACGGGTATAAGTGCGCTCGATGCCGCGATGCAGATATAGCCGTCCGCGTAAATTAGCTGATGCAGTCCAGGTACCATCTTTGTGTTTGACCAGCATTCCTGGCATGACCGCACCGCGATTAACGGTCTGCGTTCCGTAATGTTGATGAACCATAAAAACTCCTGCCCGTAAGCTGGGCTGCTGAACATATATAGACTTCTGCGCGTATTCAGGCGGTGGATGGCCGCCGGTTGTCATAACTAAGCCGCCTCGTTGAAGCGACTGAGGTATGAAGTGTTGAGTTGATTTCAGCTGGTCACACCGACGTTCACGCGTCCGCTTCACCCCTCGCACTCCCCGGAGCCTGCTGAAATTCAAGCTGCGGATCTAAGCGGTCATCGCAACGGTGAATCAGGTGGTTGCCGTATCGTTGTGTTGTTGCGATGAATTTATTTAAAACTATAGTTGTTTTATCGTCAACAACAAAAGTTGTTTTACTGGTTGTTTTAGATATAACTGGTTGTATTTAGGATGGATTTATTTTGTGACTTGCATCGCATAGCGATAACTGAAGGGATGTCGTGGTGGTTATTTGAACGGTTTGTGTGATGAGGGGACAAAAGAAAACCCGGCACGGTGGCCGGGATTCTTACGCAGGTAGGTAAAGATATGATTGTGGTGGCTTAATATTACTCCCTAGAGCAGAGATAGGAATTGGTTCTTTATATCTTTCCACTTCACCAATTTTTATTGCGTAGGCCTTTTCTCTACCTGAATAATATGAGTCATAAAATTGCTTAGAAATACCTGCGTGTTTTTCCGTCTTTTTCCAAAGAGATTCCGGTTCGTCACTTAGTATTGATTCAATACGGAATTGACCAACAACTTTACCTAATGGCATCGTGGCATAAATAACAACGGTGCTAATTTGCGGATTTTTGAATATACCTTTACGAAACTCGAACCGCTTTGTTCCGTTCAATATTTTTTCTGCAAACTCAGGCTTAATGGATAATAAAACTTTCATTTATCTTGCCTAACTCGATGATCTTTAAGAACTGCTCATTTGTGAGTTTAAAGTGACTCCATCGGAATGCACGCGAACCATTTAGCCCCACATGATCTATTAAAATAGCACGATTGGGTCTCTTTGGCAAAGACAGATTGTATGTGAATCTTATAATGAAAGGGTATCGACGTTCTTTATAGATTTTTCTGAGTTCATCTTCAGAAAATACGCTAAAACGAATACAATAGTCTACAAAACTATCTTCGCTTAAAAATTCAGAAATATTTTTTACGCTCTCAACTACACATAATGTACTGGCTACAGAACGATAGCGAGCTGGCCCTTTTTTGTCTCCGGTTCTATAGATGACAATGATATCTCCTCTTTTCATTCCCATCACAGAACGCATTCCACATATGTAAATTTTATGAATGCTGTTAGCATGGGATATATCTTTGACAATATCTGGTGATTCATTTACAAGTTTTGAATCAGGGAATAGTCTAGTGTGATATTCGGGATAAATCGCCAGTAAATATTTGTTGGCCCTTGATGTCATTATTCGAGGGTAATCTAATAAAATATCACCATAAGGCTCATGCAAAGACCTCGCATATACAAACTCTTTCCCGTTATGTGTTTCTTTTTCACCATGAATGTAAAATCCGTACGTTTGGAAAAGTTTTATTAGATGGACGTGTTTGTCGAAAACAGTAACATAAATATCATCAGATTTTGATGAAAATGCATGGTCAAACGCTTTTTTTAGAAATCGTTGTCCGCGAAGGGTGCCTTTAGATTCAAATTTGAATGTTCCTATCTTTAGATGACGTCCTGGTGGGAGCGCTGGATTAATGTCATTTGCATCATCATTTTCTTTTAGATACATAAAACCTTCGATTTTATGCTTGTCATCATAGAGCACATAAGCTGATTCTCCTTCTCTGGCTTTTTTTTCTAACCAAAGAGGAAACTCTTTATAATCTTTTTTTAAAGAGTCAAAAAATGGGTCATTGTGATCAAAATCAGAGAATTTCTCATATTTTAAAGTATCCATTAAGTTCTCCATTCTAAAATGAATAATTAAGTTGTTTTACTGAATGAGCACAATGCCCGGTTGATAATTTTTAATTGGTACTATCCATGCTTCCTATACGTCTGCGGCATGCTCCCAATAACTTTCCCGAAGATAAATACCCGGTTCATCTCATCTTTCTCGATCGGGTCCCACGGTGAGTAGCTTTTGTTATCAGAGATAACCAGCAGCTTATCCTTCATCATTTGCAGGCGCTTTACATGGGCTGTGTCGTCATACAGAAACGCATAGATACCATCACCGTCGAAAGATTTAACCGTGATATCAACGAACAGCAGATCACCTGGTTCGATCGTTCCTGACATGCTGTCACCACGCACGTTAATGATGCGGATATTTTCTGCCTTCCTACCATCGAACATGTGACGAGCATCGTCAAACGAGTACTCAACCGAGCGTAGAACTTCTACAAACTCACGGTTGATGACTCCCGGCCCGGCACTCACTTCTATATCAAGAACGTCAATCTTAAAGTATTTGGAATGGCTGACAGTTGATTGTATTGGTTGCACTGTACTGTCTGACATATTTCCAACGCCAGAAGATAACCATTCTGCGCGCACACCCAAAGCGTTCGCGATCTCCACGATTTTAGTTGTTTGGTTAGCTTTCCCTGTTTCGATTTTCTGAATAGCAGCTTGGCTAACCCCGACCAAATCCCCAAGCGCCTTTTGTGTAAGGCCTCGCGCTAATCTGGCTTCTTTAAGTCTTTCTGAGAGTGTTGTTTTCATAGACCAAATGTACAACCAGGGTTTTATTACATCAAACGAAAATGGTTGTTGACTAAAAACAACCATAGTTTTAATCTTGATTCAGATTAACCACGGAGGTTGTTATGAACCCAGCAATCAAAACAGCGATCAATATCGTTGGTTCACAAAAGAAACTGGGCGATGCCTGCGAAGTTTCACAGCAGGCCGTCTATAAGTGGCTTCACAACAAAGCAAAGGTATCCCCTGAACATGTCGGCAGCATTGTTACGGCTACTGGTGGAGTTGTGAAGGCATACCAGATTCGCCCGGACCTTCCGAAGTTGTTTCCACACACCGAAAAGAACGCAGCTTAAATTTCCATTTCACGCTCTTTAACAATAAGCAATCAACTTAACAGACTGATTAACAGTCAATTCAAACTAAAGGAATTAATTATGCAACCAATTACATACCAACAGACTAGCGGAATTACCCCGGCTGCGCTGATAAATCGTTCTCAAACAAAACAGGCGGCAGGCCACGAAAAAATCCGTGATGCCGTTCGCGCCTGGTCGGCTGCAGATAATCAGGATGTTGTTGCCGCACTCATTGTGAATGAGTATCGGGAGCAGGGCGGCGGCACCATCGATTTCCCTGATGATGTCAGTCGTGCACGCCAGAAGCTGTTCCGCTTCCTCGATAACAAATTCGATTCTGAAAAATACCGAAATAACGTGCATGAACTGACCCCGGCAATTCTGGCGGTACTACCGCTGGAATATCGCAGCCACCTGGCTGAGCAGGATAGCTTCATGGCCCGGTTGGCTGAAATGGAAAAGGAACTCAGTGAGGCAAAGCAGGCGGTCATTCTCAACGCACCACGCCACCAGAAACTGAAGGAAATGAGTGAAGGTATTGTGTCGATGTTTCGTGTGGACCCGGATCTGGCTGGTCCATTAATGGCGATGGTTACCACCATGCTGGGGGCAATATGACAGATTCAGAAATGGCGAAAGTCGGTCTGCGGGAACAGAACCGACTTTCAGGTGCAAATCGTAACGCACTCATTGCGGGAGGAATTATGGCAAACACTGCTGAGATATTCAATTTTCCAGTGCCGGATGTGGCACAAAAGGAGCCGCGCGTGGCAGATCTCGATGATGGTTATACGCGCATTGCAAATGAGTTGCTGGAAGCTGTAATGCTGGCCGGATTAACACAGCACCAGCTTCTGGTCTTCCTGGCTGTCATGCGCAAAACATATGGCTTTAATAAAAAACTGGATTGGGTGAGCAACGAGCAACTTTCCGAATTGACCGGGATATTGCCGCACAAGTGTTCTGCTGCAAAAAGTGTTCTGGTAAAGCGTGGGATTTTTATTCAGAGCGGGCGGAATATCGGCATCAATAATGTGGTCAGTGAATGGTCAACATTACCCGAATCAGGAAAGAAAAATAAAGTTTACCTGAAAGAGGTAAATTTACCTGAATCAGGTAAGAAAAATTTACCCAAATCAGGTAAAGGCGCTTACCCGAATCAGGTAAACACAAAAGACAAACTAACAAAAGACAATATAAAACCTTTTTCGTCCGAGAATTCTGGCGAATCCTCTGACCAGCCAGAAAACGACCTTCCTGTGGTGAAACCGGATGCTGCAATTCAGAGCGGCAGCAAGTGGGGGACAGCAGAAGACCTGACCGCCGCAGAGTGGATGTTTGACATGGTGAAGACCATCGCGCCATCAGCCAGAAAACCGAATTTTGCAGGGTGGGCTAACGATATCCGCCTGATGCGTGAACGTGACGGACGTAACCACCGCGACATGTGCGTGCTGTTCCGCTGGGCCTGCCAGGACAACTTCTGGTCCGGTAACGTGCTGAGTCCGGCCAAACTACGCGACAAGTGGACCCAGCTCGAAATCAACCGTAACAAGCAACAGGCTGGCGTGACAGCCGGCAAACCAAAACTCGACCTGACGAACACTGACTGGATTTACGGGGTGGAGCTATGAAAAACATCGCCGCACAGATGGTTAACTTTGACCGTGAGCAGATGCGTCGGATCGCCAACAACATGCCGGAACAGTACGACGAAAAGCCGCAGGTACAACAGGTAGCGCAGATCATCAATGGTGTGTTCAGCCAGTTACTGGCAACTTTCCCGGCGAGCTTGGCTAACCGGGACCAGAACGAACTGAACGAAATCCGCCGCCAGTGGGTTCTGGCTTTCCGGGAAAACGGGATCACCACAATGGAACAGGTTAACGCAGGAATGCGCGTAGCCCGTCGGCAGAATCGACCATTCCTGCCATCACCCGGGCAGTTTGTTGCCTGGTGCCGGGAAGAAGCATCCGTTACCGCCGGGCTGCCAAACGCCAGTGAGCTGGTTGATATGGTTTACGAATACTGCCGGAAACGTGGCCTATACCCGGATGCGGAGTCCTACCCGTGGCAGTCAAACGCCCACTACTGGCTGGTTACCAACCTGTACCAGAACATGCGGGCCAATATGCTGACTGACGCGGAATTACGGCGCAAGGCTGCCGATGAACTGTCCTGTATGACCGCGCGAATTAACCGTGGTGAGGCTATACCTGAACCAGTAAAACAACTTCCTGTCATGGGCGGTAGACCTCTAAATCGTGCACAGGCTCTTGCGAAGATCGCAGAAATCAAAGCTAAGTTCGGACTGAAAGGAGCAAGTGTATGACGGACAAAGAGGCAATTATTCATTACATTGTGACAAATAGTACATTCAGTTGCTAAGACGTTGCTCATACATATGATATGCCTGTTAAGAGTGTTATGAAAAATGTAGTGGCGCTGTAGAGTGAACAGAACTTGATGTGCATAATCAACGGTAGGTATGCAGTGACATACTGGATGGTGGCACTGGAGGAAGAGGCTGGAATGGTATGCAATTGCACCAAAGGGAAATTTCAGGAATATGGACAATAAGTAATCATAAAGAGGCTGCGGGTGGCATACTGTAGACTACTTTGTTTTTAGTGCAAGATGTAATATTAAACGGTAAAATGATATTAAAGTAGATACTGTAAGGAGTACTAAATGAAAAATTCCGATTTATTTACTCTTCTAACTAATGTTGAAGGTGTAATAAATGTTGAAGAAGAAAAGTTTAAGCTTGTTGATGATGATAATTATCATGCTTTTGGTGGATTCGATTTCTCATCGGATAAGGATGATGAACCTTTAAAAATTATATATGGCCTTTTTAAAAGACCAAATGCTTATTGTATTTCACTAAGCATAAGTTTTGTTTTTGAACAGTTGGAGAAAAAGCTTTCTAACGAAGAAATATTATCTTTAATTGATGAGCACAATAAATACGCCATTGGTATAAAATCTCATTCGTTGAGTCAAGGTGTAGATGATGAACTCAATATTTCATTGAGTACTGAGTTTTACCTTCCATCAATTGTAGATTTTTCCTCTCCCTTACTAAACCAATTGATCTATACAAATCTGAGATTTTTAGAAAATGCTCCAGTAAGTTTCAGTGAGCATATGAAAGCAAAAGGTATTAAACATGATTTTCTTCTAATGCGGGATTAAATCATTATGATAAGTTTCATGGGGGCATTTCAATTCATATTGACAGGTGCATTAACTCTTGGTGCCAGTAGAATATTGCACTATTATCAAGCGTCTGACGATATTGCTCAGTGGGTGTATCCTTCAGTTGCCGTCTTTTCTTTATGGTTTTCATCTTTTATTACAAAAAGAGAAAATAATAAGGAGTTGCAGGGAAAAATTAGATTAGAGAGGGATAAATGGAAGGGTATATGCTGCGAAATAAAACAAGCTAAAGATTACTGTATTGAAAAAATTATTCAACATGAATCATCGTCTTCTAAGCGCAATGAATTATTAATTCGTGATGAAATTAACAGAGCTCTAGTTGAACTGACAGCTAATGAAACGAAAATATTACGACTTGTTGCTAAAGAAGAAGCACTATTAGAAAAAAACAAAGAGCTAATTAGGGATTTGGAAATAAAGGAAGAGCACATTGATTATATTTTGGAGTCAAGAACTTCTTTAGAGCGGAAAGTATCGGAGTTTATTAATCAGTTACGGGGATTTCATCAGGAAATTAATAGGGAGCTTAAAGATACATCCTCTAAAAATAGCGCTATGTGGAAAAGCATAGATGCTTTGGCTGATAAGATTTATCAGGAAATAAAAGTATTTAATGATTATATTTCTGCTGCATTAATTGATGAGAGGTTGGTCAATAGACCTAAAAATAGAAAGACAAATAATCAAACACTAGATTTAAATTTCTCAGCACCTAAAGTGGAGTATGAAAAATCTCCAGACAATAAAAAGAAACAGGTAGTTTAATTTCTGTTGCAATACCCCCCCCCTTTTTTTTATATTTTATTGGTGGGGGTGTTGGTGTTTATTATAATTATCTTTGTGAAATATTTAGTAAACAAGTGTTTAGTGGTTCTTTTAATGTAATGCATTGAAGATGATATGTTTTTGCGTATTTTTGATGGGTTGTTAATTCACTTAACTTATTGTGATAAGTGAATTGGTAGATGTGAATGAGATTGTATCAATACTGTTTGCTGGTCCTAGATTTAAGTGCATCCAGTTAACAATATGTGTTTATTAATTCTAGCTCAAATTAGTGCATACATAAAAAAGAGGGCTTCGTTTTTATGTATGCTTAGAATGAATTTAGTCGAAGCTATGTCATTTGACGGAAAATGTTTCTCTTTTAATTATATATGTTTTGGGGCGCCATTTTTCTGGTTTTCCCTGCCCTCTGTGATAGAAGTTAGTGAATACTCAGGTATTCATCACTGTGGCGAGTGAGAGCTACTGGATATCCACTGTTAGCAGCCCGAAAAGATTATAAACTGATATGGATATAAATTTTATTGCTTACCATAATCCCCTATTAGATATTACTGACAGAGTATTTTATAAGGAGTGATGATTATATGGGGCTTTGACGGTTCAGACTGGAGTTGCAATGGTGGCAGGTATTTCTGCGATTGGCACATTGGTTGCAGCATAGGGGGCATTTGCCAAGAAGAAGTACTTAAAAAAACGCTACAGCTACAAAATAGACTTTACCTTTATTAGCCTTTAAAGGCTTGCGCTGAGAGAGCCAATTCATCAGCTAAAGATAAGCGCGGATCTGAATGGAGCGTTAATGATGCAGCGGATATCATCAGGTGCCTAGTACGGGCGATGGAGATCATCAAGCAGGATAGCCAGCAGAAAGAAGGTAATCAGGCATTAATGTTGAAACAGTACTTTGTTAATCTGCTAATAATGGAACTGTACGAGGAAGTTCATAACGGTGATGCGGCTGATTCTGTTTTTAAAAGTACGGAACCTACACAAGTACTTGATAACTTATGGAGCAAATGGCAGGAGGCTATAGCTTTTTTTGATATTTGGAATTACCCAGTTGCGACTGAGGAAGACTTGGCAGACTAA